CGTCAGAAAGATTCATGGTATCCATTTAGTATAGTCCTATGTTTTTGAATTCAATACTCAACGCGTCTTGGTGATTTTGAGATTCGTCTTTTTCGTCGCCTTCTTGGCATCATCTTCCTTCTGCTGTAGGTGCTTAGGGTTATACATCTTCTTATGAAGTGTCCACAGGTCTGGACCACCGACCCTGAAGTTCTTTCTCACCGTCGCCTTGTACCAAAACACACAATCTTGGATCTTGTTAGACTTTACCGTATTGTCCAACACGAGACACTCGTAGTTTTCTGTACACGCATCCATCACTTTACAGAACATATCGAAAGAGGGGAAGATACCGAAGAAGGACTTATACAACTTTTCTCGGTTCTGAATGATGTTTTCCCTGAGGATAAACACGTAATCCACGTTGGCTCGAAGCGCTGGTGGGAGGTCCATCACGTACTGCATCGTGAGCATGAAGAAGATCTTCCAGTGCCGACCATTCATGAAACATTGACGGATACACGTATCTTTTAGAAACTTCGAGTCGTACATACAGTCATCCAGAAGCATGAACGCCCCACAGTTTGTAGCTCCATTTCCGACCAACTTCCGCTGTCTCGCCATCACCCGCTCTATGGCATCACGATCGTAGTCTCCGTAAATGAACAGATCGGGAATGAACTCGGAATAAAAATGGTTCCCCTCCTCAGTCCCTGAAAGAACGATACCCGCTGGGAGATGTTTCTTGTGGAACATGATATCTTTCACGAGCGTCGATTTACCCGTATTACGCTTACCAATAAATACGATGACCTTATCATCCGCGATGGTTTCGGGTTTGAACTTCCTCAACTGAAGATTCATTCTATTGTAGTGGCTCGTTTTATTTACCAAAATTTTACTCATATAGAGTAGGAATGGCTGGTCGTCTCAGACTCGCCGCCACCGGTGTCCAAGACGAATGGATCACAGGTGAGCCACAATTTTCATACTTCCTGATGAATTTCAAGAAACACACAAAGTTCTCCTTCGACTTTGTGGAAAGTCAATTCGATGGGAACATTGATTTTGGGCAAATAATAGAGTGTAGAATACCTGGTGACAAGGGTGATCTCGTGAGAAACATGACCCTTAAAGTGACTCTGACCGACCCACAACCAGATGATGACGGTCAAAACGACTTAGTTTGGTCCCCGTCTGTGATTACGACGATGATAGAGTACGCTGAACTTCTCATCGGTGGGCAACCGATCGAGAGAATCACAGGTGAATACATTTACATGCACCAACAACTTAACAACACTAATGATGATATAGAACAGACAATCTATTTCCTGAATGGCCATGGGAATTATTTGAGTTATGCTGGTGAATACACGTACTTCTTAGATCTTCCATTCTATTTCTACAGGAATCCGTCTCTCGCTATACCCACGTGTGCCCTCACGAAACAATTGATCGAAGTGAGAATCAAGACGAGACCCCTCAACGAACTTGTCAGGAATATGGGTACAGCCGACATAGAAGGTATCTCTGACGTGACTGCTTCGATCGCGAAATTCTCGTTGGATACTGAGTTTGTCTATGTGACTCCCGAAGAGAGGGGGTATCTCATGTCCAGACCTCTAGACTATGTCATCACCCAAGTCCAAGTGGCAAAATTCATAATGAAACCCGGTGAAAATAGAAAGTCTGTGATGCTCAATTTTCAACATCCAGTGAAAGAGATGTTCTTCGTATCACATTCCAAATTGGCATCTCTCAATAACATACCAAACTATTACAATGAAATCGTGAATGCCGAACTCCGTTTCAATAATGAAGTTGTATTCAGCCGAGACGGTCTCTTTCTCACATACGAACAAGCACTCAAATATCATGTGAATTCCCCATTAGCACTCGATTTTACAACCGAGCAGATTAACGGTTCAACTCGTCGTCTAGGTCCATCGAAGTTCGGTATGTACTCATTCTCCCTAAAACCAGAGATGCCGTATCCAACTGGTCAGGTCAATATGAGTCGCATATCTCATAAACTTTTTACACTCGAGATTACACCGATCGATGCTACGTACGAAAATGACACTAGAATATATGCCGTGAATTACAACGTATTGCGCATCGAGAGTGGTTTAGCTGGATTAAAATTTTAGATAGATATAGTAGTAATGGCTGGACAAGTCCAACTCTCGGCTTCTGGGCCTCAAGAGAGATTTTTTACGATAGATCCAGACTACAGTTATTTTGTGGAAAGTTTCCAGAAACATTCAAACTTTTCCACTGAATTTGTGGATATAGATCCTGAAAATAATGAAGCTGATTTTGGGAAAAAAGTTCGGTTCAAAGTTCCCCAAAATCAAGGTGATCTACTCAAGACACTCAGTGTGAAAATGAAACTTCCAGAGATTATTCAAACTGGTGCCACGATGTACATAGAGTCGGTCGCACACGCACTCATAGAACACGTGGATCTCATCATAGGTGGTAAAGTGATTCAAAGACTCACGAGTGATTACCTTCAGATTTACTCAGAACATAATGTCACCCAAACGAAACAAAAGGCTCTCGAACAACTCGTGGGAAAGTATCCACTCAGAACATCGGATAAACTTGTCGGTGAAGTTATTCAGAGTGGTGGGGGTAATTCCGGTATCGTGATTCATAATACGTTGGGTCTCACCTCGGATGAAAGTTTCTTTGTCGATCTCCCCTTTTATTTTTATAAACATCCAGAATTAGCTGTACCCCTATGTGCCATCAATAAACAAGAAGTGGAAGTTGAATTCAAATTGAGGAATGCACAAGATCTGGTGATCAAAGCCGATGGTTCGTACATCACCTTGGAAGAAACCCTCAAACTAAAAGAATTCAAACTGTGTACCGAAGTGGTTTTCTTGGATTCTACAGAACGTATCAAACTTATGAATACACCCACAGACTATCTGATCACAGAAATTCAAGAAGATATATTCGACGTTGGAGTTGGTGTCAACGAAGGAAATTTCAAATTAGATTTTACAAATCCAGTCAAGGAACTGTACTTTGTCATTCAGAGACATGGGAGTAATGTGAACGCAGTGGATAAAACTCTCCAGGGTAACTTTGTCACTATTTTTGATTATGATAATACCTCCAATGTTCAGGATGGAAAGTTCATTCTTTACGAAAATTTAGAGTACCTCACACTCACATTAGATGGTCAGGATATCATCACACGAGATATCGGTAACGTGATCTTCCTAAAGGCTGTACAAGCGGCGATTCATCACTCGAAGACCCAACTCATCAGGCGATTCTATTCCTATAGTTTTGCTCTTCAGCCCGAAGAGTGGTATCCCACAGGACAAATCAATTTCAGTCTCGTAAAAGATCAAAATCTTAACCTAAGTCTCACGTCGTGTCCCGATTTTAGTAGACAAATTCGTGTATACGCTCTAAGTTACAACATTCTCCGTGTTCGTGAGGGAACTGGTCAAACTCTTTTTAATACCAAACACTAAAGATGAACATGCAAACTGGCTTCGGTGATGAGTGCTCAGGTATGGTGGAGCAGTACATCAAGACTATGACGGATATACTGTTACCTGTCATAGAGAAGAGTACTTTACTCGCAGCCGAATATTGCAAGGCGTGTGGGAGAGATGTTTTACTCCCAGAAGACATGAAATATGCGATCAAGTACTGTGCGATGTACACTGTCGGTCAGGATATTGGAAGTTTATTTCCTGAAATATATGACGATGAAGACGAAGACGAAGAGTCTGACGAAGACGAAGAGGATTACCCACCTTTCGAGAGATACACAGGAGAGGATGAACGGTTCATTCGTGTGAATCAGGCGTACGATCGATGGGACACATGGGTGCCTCAAAACCCGACAGAACACATGTTAAAAAATGCTATTAATAGTAATGAGCACCTCTGAGCCAGAGGGTTGGTCCTTCTCGAATACTAAATTTAAAGTATATGATTCCGGTACCAGCTCTAGCGATGATTCATCGGATGATGAAGATATCTTTTCAAAAACTAAATCTATAAATAAGAAAAAATTCAAAAAAATTGTAGAGAAGGAGGATCTCTTACCAGAATAATTTTCCCAATGTATTATATAAAATGTCCGCCGTTAGCTCTGCCCTCAAGACTGTCGATCTCGTCACCCAGGAACTCCAGACCCAGACCCTCAACTCCATCGTCGGTGGTTTCTCCTTCGCGGCCGCCATGTCGTGGATGGATTTCATCCGTTGGGTCATCACCCAGGTTGTCAAGGTCCCCAAGAACGGTGGTTTCCAGTATGCGCTCACCGCGCTTCTCACATCCCTTCTGTCCGTGATTGTCTTCCTGGTGATCACCCAGATCAACAGTACCATTAAGAAGCCTGCTCAACCAGTGTTTGCGGTGAGCCGATAATTCTTCTGGGTTTCTTATTCATAAACAACAATAAGAATAGTCCAACTATGACGATTAACGCGATGTAGATGTATTCCCTTTTCCATCTATACACATTCTCACGAACCTCTTCGGGAATGTGTACAGGTTCTTCTTCGACTTTTTCGATGGGTACCTTTGGTAAGTTTTCCAATTTATCAGTGGAACACGTAATTTCGAACTTTAGTATATGCTCTTGATTTCTAAAATCATATGGAATCAGACGACCGTGACTCATGTAGAAAAACTCGACGTGGATATTTTGAATAAATTTTTGAGGACCAGAATGGAAATGATGCACGAGATGATCATCCACACCGCTAAAGTTTATAAAGTCTGAACCATTTAGAAGTATATGTCCTGTATAAAAAGGTGTCGATGAATAGATATCTTGATTAAATTCGTCAGAACCTGCAGTGAGTTTGAGTACTATTGAATTTGGACCATTCAAGTTAATCACCCCAGATGTGAGCTGACCGT